CAAGGACATTTACGATTATATTATAACAAATCAAAACAAAAAGGGAGATTAAATGGAAAAAGAAAAAACTTTTCTTGATACTAAACAACTCGCTCAAAGGTGGAGTAGATCTCCAAGAACGATAGAGGGATGGCGCGCAAAGAAGATTGGGCCAGACTATCTAAACCTTAACGGTAAAATTTTATATGATATTGACGAAATCATAAGAGCAGAGGAAGAAGCAAGGGTATCACATGAAGCACGCCAAACTTAGCCCATCAGCAGCTGAAAAATGGACTAATTGCCCTGGTATGCCAACATTGGCAGCCAAGGTTGATTATCAAGTTGGTTTACCAGCTGCTGTTGGTACTTTGATTCACAACATGACAGAACAACTCTTAAAGGGATTCTTAGTTGATGTGACACTTGAAGATTATTGGCTTGGTAAAAAAGAATATGTAGAAGATTTTGAAATAGAAGTCGACCAAGACATGATTGATTGTGCAAAGATTTATGTTGATTATGTACAAGAACGAGCAAAAAGATTAAACGGCAAACTATTAGTAGAACAAAAAGTTAGATGCCAAGAAATATCAGAAGATTTATACGGTTATGCAGATGCACTAATAATCACTCCACATAAAATGTGCGTGATAGATTTAAAGACAGGTAAATATCCTGTTAGTCCAGAACACAACAAACAAGCCATGATATATGCAGTAGGTGCATTATCTCGTTATGGTAATGAAGATACTGAAGTAGAGATTACAATAGTCCAACCTCGCGCAACGTGGGGAGGCGGACCTATAAAGACTTGGACCACCACCGCTGAATTTCTGGTGGATTGGGCATACGATTTCTTACAGCCGTGCGTGGATGCATGCTTGGAAGAAAACCCTGTATTTGTTTATGGGGATCATTGTCGCTTTTGTAACGCAAGAAGCATCTGCGATTTATATAAACAATATAATAAAGGAGAAACTAATGAGTGAAGAAAATAAAGCTGTTGATGAACCAACAGTTAAGTTTGCTGACGATGGTAAGGAGCATAAGGTTAATGATATGCCAGATGAAGCAAAGCAATTATATATTCGTTGGCAAGATAAAAGACAAATCAGAGATGAGTTTATTATCAAAGCTAATAATGATATAGATGACTTGAATACTTTACTTTCATCTTACGAGGCTCGTATGCGAAACATATTAGAGCCAGTAGAAGAAAAAAAGATTGAGGTGTCTAAATGAGTTTAGCTGATATACGAAAAAAGTCTAAACAGAAACCACCAAGAATTATTGTTCATGGTGAGGCGGCTGTTGGTAAGACTTACTTAGCATCGCAAACTAGAAACCCAATTATGTTAGACGTTGAAGATGGTTTAGGTAAGATTCAAATGGATCATATACCATGTAAAGCATACTCTGATGTAATGAGTAACTTAGATGAACTTTATAATGAGAAACATGAATACAAAACTGTTTGTGTTGATTCATTAGATTGGTTTGAACGATTACTCTGGGATAAAGTCTGTGAAGATAATAGTTGGAAATCAATAGATCAACCTAGCTATGGTAAAGGCTATGCAGAGACACTTCGATACTGGGGTGAATACATAGAAAAACTTAATAGACTAAGAGATAAAGGAATGATGATATTCCAGATATGTCATAGTGAAGTTAGAAAAGTGGAAGACCCACGAATCGAAGCTTACGATAGATATTCTCTTAAACTTCATAAAAAAGCTGCGGCATTGTTATTAGAACATTCTGATGCGTGTTTCTTTGCGGCTAAGAAGTTAGGAACTATTAAGGTGCAAGGTAAGAGTGGTATGACTACTAAAACTGTGTCTGGTGATAGAATCATCTACACCAACAACGACCCAGCTTTTCTTGCAAAGAACAGATATAACTTACCAGACGAATTACCAATGGATTGGAACGCAATCCGTGAGGAAATGTTGAAGTGAGTATCTTATCTGACATTGATGTGGTACAGCGAGACTTAGACAGGATAACTGCAAGACTTGATTCATTATTAATTAAAGTTGATTTTGAAAACGAGTCTTATCCAGTTGAAACCTACGATAGACTTGCTGATTTAAAAAAGGATTGTGAGGATTTGAATGAGTATCTGAATACTTATTCGTCTTACGATCCTGGTTAATCTAAAAGGAGTAAAAAATGGATTTAAGTAATTTTAATGTAGATACCTCTAATGAGGGTAAATCGGTTGTTGAACCAGGTAGACACGTTCTACATTGGCAAGGCGAAGATGAAGATTTAGTAGAAGGTAGAAACGGTTGGCGTGGTTGTAAGATGTACTTTGAAATTGACGGTACTGGCATAAGGTTAAATCATACCTTTACTGTTGGTCATGACAATGAAAAGTATGTCCAAAGCGGTGTTAAATCAATGATGCTTATGGCACAAGCCATGGGTATTAAAGAACCACCAAAAAATACTGCAACTGCATTTATGGGTAAAAGTGTCTCAGCTGAATTAGTCAAAGATGAAAATGGTTATCTGAAGATTAATGAGGATTGGGGTAGAACTTGGCAAGCTACCGATAAAAAAGCAGAAGCCGTTGATGACAATATTAAAACTGGTCCGTCTGATTCAGATTTAGCAGCAATGGGTACAACTACTGTTGATGATGACGATACACCATTTTAATTACAATGGTAAAAACAGGCCTACGCTGTGTGCATATTGTAAAGCACCAGCTGGGCCACTACTTTACAAAGACGGAGACTACTGGTTGGGAGCGTGCAGTATGAATCATTTAAAAAAGATTGGAGAGGGTAAACGATTACCAAATAAAGCACAATTAAATGACGAAGGTGTTGAATACTCTATTGCACAAACCAAAAATGTCTATGTAGAATTAGCAAGAGAGGAACGTAATGAACCTTTACATAAATGGGATAGAGACAATAGGAAAAGAGTCTTTACTTCTATTGTAAGGGAATATTTAAACTGGGCTAACGCTGTAGCCCAACAAGACGATGAAAGGGCAAAACATGGATCTGACGAAATACTTTCCAGAAGGAAATAATTTAGAACAAACTAAACCAAAAGATACAAGCGACTTAATAAATGAAATGCAAGCACAAGGCTTGCGTATCGATCATTTACAAATAACAGGAGAAATAGTAAGAGTACCAGTTAATGAATTAGCTGGTGTTAAAGCTGATACAAACCAAAAGTCTGGTTATTATGTAGTCAATGAAGTCAACGGCAATTACTTTGCAACCTTTGGTAATTGGAAAACAGGCTTTGAGGGTAAATGGTCAAGCGTGAATCATCAAGCTATGACACCCCAACAAAGAGATGATTTACAACGTCAACTGCAAGAGGCTAAGAACAGGGCCGAAGAAACTAAAAAACAAAGGCACAATGAAGTGGCTAAAAAAGTAGAACGCTGGTTTGACTCTTACACGAATGTTATTGAACATGACTATCTCACAAATAAAAAGGTTAAAAATTATGGTTTAAAGCAATACCAGGATATGTTGGTTTGCGGTGTGTATTCTACAACAGGAGACATACGTTCTCTACAATATATTAGTAAAAATGGTGAAAAAAGATTTGCCGCTGACTCAGAAATAAAAGGCAACATATTTCTCATTGGTGCTGAGATAAAAGATATTCCAAAACTAGATAAAATTATATTAGCAGAAGGTTATTCAACCTCTGCAACTATTTATGAAGCAACCCAGATTCCTGTAGCTTGCGTATTTTCTGCCAATTTCGTCATGGCAGTAGCCCTTGAAATACGCAAGCTTTCAGGTGCTAGAATTGTTGTTGCGTTAGATAATGATGAAAGCGGAGTCGGAGAGAAAAAAGCCCAAGAGTGTGTGCAGAGTGTGACGAATGCTTGCGTGCGTTTGCCGAGCGAACATGGGGATTATAACGATTTATATTTAAAACATGGTTTAGATAAAGTTAAACAAGAACTTACTGAATCTAAATTTAATATTAAAAAGTATGCAATTCGTAACTTAGTTGAGAAACCAGAACCGCAAAAGTTTTTAGTTGATTCGTTTATACCATTAGCTAAACCAGGAATATTAGCTAGTAGTGGTGGTGTGGGTAAATCATTATCATTATTACAGTTAGCGCTTGCTATCGCTAAAGGCTCTAGTTGGTGGGGTAAAGATGTAAAAGAAAACGGCTCTAGTGTAATCTTCTGTGCTGAAGATGATCTAGTCGAGGTACACCATAGGATTGATTTATTAGACCCATACGGAGAAAGGTTTAAACATAACAACGATGTATATGTTTATCCAATACCAGACCAAAAAGAGCCATTAATTTTATTACGAGAAGAAGGTATTACTGAACAAGCAAGAGAAATAGTAGAAGAATTAAAAGGTATAGATAATTTAAAGTTAGTTGCGTTCGACCCATTACAAGCCTTTACAACGGCTAGTGTGTCGCAAAGTAATGAAGCTGGACAGCTCTGGGGAAGTTATTGTGCGATGATTAGTGCCAATATTGGTTGTACTACTTTAACAACGCATCATATTAATAAACAAAGCATTACCAATGATTCTGATGATCCTTATTCGCATAAGGCAGACATAAGGGGTGCATCATCAATTACAGATTCAGTTAGGTTTGCAATATCAATGTGGATTCCAAGCGAATCAGATGCAGAGGAATTATGTGAACAAGCAAACATACCATACGATAGGTTGAGCGTGGTCAAGGCGGCCCTAGTCAAATCTAACTCTGGTAATGTGGATTATGGAGTGCAAACTTTAATAAGAAAAGACGGCATATTAGAGCCAATAAACTCTATGCCAAAAACAGATTATGAAATGTATTTTTAGGAGGAAACTATGAACGTATTAAGTTTATTTGACGGAATGAGTTGTGGAAGGATTGCTTTAGAGCGTCTTGGTATACAAGTAGATAATTATTATGCAAGTGAGATAGATAAATATGCTATCCAGGTAAGCCAAGCTAATTACCCAGATATTATACAAGTTGGTGATGTGACTGAATTAGATACATCAACACTACCAAAGATTGATTTGATTATGGGCGGTAGTCCGTGTCAAGGATTTAGTTTCGCTGGTAAACAACTTGCGTTTGATGACCCTAGAAGTGCATTGTTTTTTGAATTTGTTAGATGTGTAAAAGAGTTACAGCCAAAATATTTTTTATTAGAAAATGTAAGAATGAAGAAAGAATATTTAGATGTTATATCTGAATACATGGGTGTTGAGCCAATAATGATTAATTCAGCGTTAGTATCAGCACAAAATAGAGTTAGGTTTTATTGGACTAACATACCTGGAATAGAACAGCCTGAACAAAGAGGTATAGTTTTAAGGGATATATTAGAAACACAAACAGATGAAAAGCCTGTTAAAGATACAGAAAGAAACCAAAGACATTATAGAAATGATGATGAAAAATCTTTGTGTATGACTGCAACTATGTATAAAGGTGCTGGTAATAATGGTATGACTTTAGTTCAAGAGCCAAAAGTAGTTGCTGGTGCATTTCGTGGTAGGTATTACAAAGACGGAGTAAGACAAGATCAGTTCGGCTCGGTTGCTGGTAAAACCAAACAAATGTTAGAGCTAAGAAAAGATGAAAAGACTAATACAGTTACTACAGTTCAAAAAGATAATGTGGTTGTTACGTTTTCTGAAGATAGAATAAATAAATTTAAAGAAACATTAAAAGATAATCCACAACCATCAGCCAATGGGATTATACAATTAAACAATCCAAGCCATTCAAGTGGTAGGGTTTATTCTCCAGATGGTAAATCTCCAACATTAATGGCTGGTAATAGTGGTGGTGGAAAAGAGCCTGTAAAGATTAATGATAATGTTTACTGGCGAAAACTTACCCCTGTTGAGTGTGAACGATTACAAACAGTACCAGATAATTATACCAATCATGTATCAAATACTCAGCGATATAAGATGCTCGGAAACGGCTGGACGATCGAAGTTATCACTCATATTTTAAAGAATATGGAACTGCCTAAATGACCAAACATGCGACAAAAGTGGTAGCTGATTGCGACAAAATTGGTATCTGCTTGCGTCAACTTGTCGCATATATCCATATATACTATATATATAGGAGTGGAAAAACGCTTGAGGCGTTTTCCCCCTCCACGCACGAGAGCATACTCGCATGATTAGAAAGTTTGATAAAAAGAATAAAGAATTTTGGTGGGTGATACCTAGCGAAGTTCCACGCTTGCACGCGTCTGGATTAGTGCCGTTAGCCTGCGTGCAAGAGCAAAAGAATTACACGAAGATGCGTGGGTGTGTCTGGCAAATATTTAGGCGTGCATGTGGTCGTGAGGATTTATCTATTAGTGCCAAGTTAATTCTCTGGGCGGTATGTGAGCGGTATCGGTTTGAGACGTTTAGTAGTCATGATGCGGTAAGTTATTATTGTAAGATGATTGGCGTTAGTAGACGCACAGCTGGGAGAGGTATGAAGGAGTTGATTGAGAAAGAAATATTGTGGTTGGTATTAGAGGGCGTGGAGGGTAGGTTAAGAAAGAGTCAAGCGAGTGGTAGGAAGCATTATTTATTGGTTGGTTTAGCTTACGAGATTATTAAGGAGAGCTAAGACATACCTGGAGAGGAGTGAAAGGGGGATCGTGGTCTATAGATACGCCTTAAGCTCTGTAGATTCATTATAAGGGTAAAGCAATGCATTACCTAGTCTTTTTGGTTTTAATTTAATAGAGGG